TGCCCTATTGTCGCTTGTTTTAACGATTGTTTGGTCGCCATCAGCCATATTATTATTCCTTAAGATATGGGAGCGAGCCGAAACCCGCTCCCGTTAAAAACTTTACGGTTAAAGTTTAACCACCATCAACAGCAGCGTCAACAGATGCGGCTTCGAGAGTTTCCAATGTAGCGGAGAACTCGTCACCATCTTTGTCAATACACCAATTATTTGAGAACGTCATATCATCAGCAACTCGCATTAACAATACTGTCGCTACATCTGAAACAATAGTATTGTCCATGACCATTCCAGCCGTATTGTTGGCTACCTCTATCGCTGGTTCAGTATTTGATCCAGTATCAGCCACTAACGCACCATTGATTAAAAGATTATTTCTAATCAATACATCGGTACATGCCCCATCGGAAAAGATACACGCCGAGCTATAATCGCCTCGTATATCGTTTCCGATAATATCAAGACAATCGGCAGTATTATCCAGCATGATTGCTGCAACCGAGTTTCCGGCCTTTGCATTAAAGATACAGTTCTTAACAGTACAGTTCTCATTAGCAGAAACAAAGTTGATAGCCTCTGCAAACTCATCAGTACCGTCAGTGTCGACAACAAACTCACAATCTTCAATCGTGAAGTAATCCACACCAGACTCAACCTCGATACCCATCAAAACATCAGGTGTCGAAGAAAAGAACCGAATATTCTTGATGGAAACACTAGCTGCACCAATAGCTACTTCGCCGTTAGCGTGAGCATAGGTTATCGTTGGCCTCGTTGCGCCAGAGCCTAACCCAATAATCGTTACACCTACCACGTCAACATCTAAACCCTCGGACGTGAAAGATTCCGCATGACCCGGAGCTACAAAAATAACATCTCCGTTACTTGCGGAACAATTACCTACAGCGGCATCTATTGTTAGCTCTGCGTTAGCCCAGTCGGCTCCGGTTCCAGTGCCAGCAGTTGCTCCACTGTCAACATAGTACACGTCGCCACCAGAAATACCAGTTGAACCCATCCCGTCAGCTTGAAGTAATATCAGGGTGTCAACAAGTGCATCTATGACAGCTACGGCAGAAATCACCGCCGCATCGTCAATCTTCGTCGCCTTTACTGGCCTCATAGTCAAATTACAAACCAACAGAGCGGAGATCAGAATTAACAAAAACGTTATTGAAATCCTTCCAATTCGTTTCTTCATGGTAATACTCCTTTCTATTCAATATTGAGGTCAATAACAGCATAGTCGCCTGTAGCAGCAGACGCTCTTAGGACATAACCGATAGCCGTATCACCATCAGCAGCTACGTCCACCAGCCCTATAGCACCAGCTGTGTTAGTACCAGCGGCTACTATGTCGCCGATAACAACAGTTTCCGAACCGTTCACAATAGGACACGGCCCTTTTACCTGGGACCAGAAGAAATAACTGGCTGGTATTGATGTCATAGAAACACCAGTACACTTTCCGGTAGGATCGGTTGGGTAAATAAGTATGTCTTTATACTTATTTCGCCACACTGTAATATCAGACGCAGCAACCCATGCGGTACGAATACCGCCAGTATCAGCAATCTCAATTCTAGTATCATAACCACTTGTTGCGTTGTCTGTACTAGCCTTGTTGTCCTTAACGGTGTACATGTTACCTTCACCTGTACCGTCTGGAATATACAAATATCCATCGACAAGCTCGTGGGCAGCAATAGTAGTGTCAGTGACAACAGTTACTATCTTGTCGCCAGCTACAGGAACGGCCGGTGTGTTGGTCTGTGCGGTATAGTTCCAGTTTGCCGTCTGAACAACGGACTGGTGTAGCGTTGCTATTGCCAGAGTTGCGGCACTGTTTTCGCAATACCTCCACTTACGACCATCTCTGGATTCGGCAAGTGCGCCTAACGGAAACTTCTTGTCAGCCGTGGGATGCCAAATATCCCTATCTGCGAGCAAACTTTCTGCTCTAATTTTCCATTGACTGTTATTCGGAACATCCTGTGAACCGTTAAATAAATTATCGTAACTCATATTTAAAACCTTTCAATTATGCGGGAAACACCCGCAAGAATAAAATTTAGCCCTGACATTCGACTTTAATGACTTTGCTTTCGTCGAATCTCATAGCACCCATGTTCATGTGAACATATACTCGCTGTGCATAAGAACGTGTGGACTCTTCAGTAATCTTGATAGTCAGGCTGTCTGCTATACCAAGAATCATCGCGTCCTGCGCCCATGCCCAACATTCAAATACGTCTGTGTTGCCATCGACATCATTGTTAGTGCCTGCAACAACGAGCGGATCAACAATCCAGTTGATGCCCATCCAATTTCTGAGGACTCTGCCTTCAGGGAGTGGCTTCTGGTTGTTGTAGTCAACATTGACATACTCTTCTTGACCAAAGAGGTTTGTCGCCTGACGTGGTGAAATTGCACACCAGATAGGAATGTTCGGGTTTACTTCGTTATTTGCGAAGTATTCCAGAATCAACTCTATCTTTTCAGTCGTCATACCAGTATCAGAAGCCGAACAGTTGCCAACAGCCGTATCATGGGCAATAGTACGGCCAGTGTTTAAACCAGTGTACTTCACATTGCCATCCTGATTCGCCCAGGTGATAGTGCTGCTATTCCGACGGCCTGAACCGACTGCTGCCTCAAACGCATTAAAGACTATTACATCTTTTTTACGCTGAACTGCATTCTTAAACGATGTTACAAAATCGCCCGTTATAGACAATTTAACGTCAAGGTCGTCATCTACATCATAAAGTACCGAGTTATGGTACGGAGTAGTGTCAACCCAACGCCTCTGCGTGCTTGGGTCCATTTCAGGAGTGTCAGGACTTCTGCCTGTTTTTTCCTGCAATTCAAACTCGCTCATCATATCAAACGCTTTATCTTCGTTCGACATCAGATCGGTTTCGATTCTTACTGCCTGTCCAAATCTGGACTCATCTTTTTGGCATTCGAGGTAAAGGTCATCGTGAAACTTTGACGTAAACCAAGTTGGGATGCCGCCCGTCATATTTATACTCATTTTAAAACCTTTCAAAAAACATTATTGTTAAACTTCACGTTTTCGGAAAGGTTATCCATGACTGGGGCTTTCCTGTGCTTTTTACGTCCCACTGGGACAGTCCACTTTGGACAAGCATCAGGGCCGCTTTCGCGGGTTTTCTGAATATATTAAAAGCCTACGCTGGCTTCTTTTGGTACAGGGCCTTGAGCTTTTGCTCGTAGTCCTTAAACTGTGGGTCTCCTTTGAAATTCACAGGGTTTGCTTTTCTTATCTCGCTTTGCTGGGCACGAATGGCAGTTATCTGGGAGTTTATGCCATCTAACGACATTGATCCAGTGTCACTTCCACCCTTACGTCCAGCCTCGCCCATCTTCTGTGCCATGTTATCCATTATCATGGTCAGCCACGGCGACTGCTTCAGCTGAGGTGCTTCTTCAAACAGCTTTTCCAGCGGATTTATCATCTCGCCATCTTTGCCTTTTATTTCAATCTCTCCATACTTCTGGAGATGTGCTAATGCGGCAGCGGTTCGTTCTTCTCTGCCCTCAAGCCACTGGCCTTCAAGCACAGCCGTACCGTCTTCAAATCTCTGGTTTGTCATTTCTGCCAGACTAGCTTCTGATATATCAATCTCTGAGGACGTTTGTGTATGGTAGAAGTCCATAAGTTTCTGATATTTAGCAGGAGATAGTCCAAGTTCTTTATGTGCAAACTCTTTTATCACTGACATTTTGGTATCGTCAAGCGGGCCAAGTTTCGTAGCGAAATCGTCAGAGTAATCATACTTATACTCGTCCACCGTCTCTGGTACACCGTTGGCCTTGCCCCATGCCGACTTCACTTCATCGCTAGAGGTATCAGACGGTATTTCCACCATCAAGTCGGGGTTTTTGCTGGACTTCTTTCGTAAATCCATATACGAATTAGCCATATCGGTTACGTTCTTGAACCTCGACAGAGTTTCTGAGTTATCCTTAAACGCTTCTCCGCTTGCCCATCCCTCATTGAATGTGCCGTCAGAGCCTACGAAACCAGAATCGCCGCCGCCTCCACCGCCATCGCCGCCATCTCCACCGTCACCATCTAAACAGTAGAGTGGCAGGAAACCTCTTTTGAAATAATTACGCATTCTCGGCCTCCTTTATATCTGCGGCAAGTGCTTCTTTGGTTTTGCCGAAGATTTTTATATCGAGAGCCTTAGCCTTTTCTTTCAATAATTCGTATTCGGTCGGTTCTTTTGGTTCTTCGGGAGCGTCATCGACATCTTCATAATCCCAATCACCTGGAATCGGCTCACGGTTTGTCCTAAACCCAGCCTGCTTCAGTTCGTCTTCATTCATCTTGTTCTTTGACCAATTCAGTTTTTCCGGCTCAAACCTGCGGGCATACTTACTTGGTACATTTTTCTTGTAGTCCTCGAGGGTAGCCGGTCTTGTTTTCGATACGACCGCTACAACTGCTGCCTGCTCTTCTGCTGTCTTGATGTATGGTTCTGCACCATCACCTTTACGGCACTTACCCGAACAATATTCAGGGTCGTACTGGTCACTGGTCTTGTCGTGCCTTAGTTTAGCACCACAACCTCTGCATTCATCTCTCTTATTCATCTTCTTTCCTTTCGTTCATAACTTTTCTTGCTTCCTTAACATCTCTTTCAATTAAATGTCGCAGGATAACCGAAACGGCTCTCATTCCTGCGTTGTACGCGTGCTTATACGGGTCGCTACTGAACTTATTTTCTTTGTATCCTGTTATGCCGTCAATAGCTTCTAATGTCTCTTCACCATCGTTACCTTTAAACAGCTTCTGTATGCGGGCGGTCTGTTCTATTGACCGTATCATCGCATCTCGCTTGGCTTCTTTATCTTCTGAGCTTAAACTTTTAAAGTGTTCCATCTCTTTACTCCATATTTTCCATTGCCATTGCAGTAGGAGAACCGTCTTCAGGTTTACCGCTACCAAGTTTAGCAGCCTTTGCTGCCTGTTCCGCAGCGGCTAACTGTGCCTGTGCCGCTTCTTTCTCTGCCCGTTCGTCTCGTATAGCTTTAACTTCATCATCACTGTTTAGCCATGTAGCAGGCACGCCGTTATTTCTCGCAGCGTCCCTGAATGCTACGTCCTGCTTAATGTTATCAAGCCATTCAAGTATATTCATATCTGCCATCGGCGACCATTCAGCAAGCGTCTTTGCTAGTCCCTCGGTCTCAAGAGTTCTAAGTGCAAGAGCAAGCCTGCCAAGATACATTATGCTGTAATCTGCATCTGCTAACTCTTCCGGCATTGGTTTTAGTTTACCCTGCCTACCCAGAATACCTATCACCCGTGTTATCATTGGGTTAAACAGTCCGCTTTGGAGCCTGCCGATTATCGGGGTGAGGAATCTTAGCTTCTGTTCAACCCTCGCCATGATCTCGGTAGCCGTCATATTCTTTCTATCAATGAGCGGGTCGAACATATCAACGAAGTAGCCCTTCTGGACTTCCTCTTTAGTCTCATTTATCGCATTATTGATCTCAGAAAGATTGCCTTCAAACTTCCACCACTCAGGTTTTTCGTCACGATAGAAAACAACTCCGCCCGGCTTCGTAGTAAGCGGCCATACAGAACCATCGTCTTTTACTAGCATGGTCGGGTCAACCATCTTATCCCAACCCTTGATTCTGATTCGCTTAAGTTCGTTAGCCATCCTAATATCCGGCAACTTCTTCATTGTCGGGCTTCGTCCATAATCCTCTAGTGAGTCTTTGTCGAATACGCTCACCTGGTAAGGAAATTCCTCGTAACCGCTTTCAGCACCCTCTACGAAATCTGATTCATCACGAGATATATATATGCTTGAGTAAGGCATATTCTTCGGATCGTCCGCCTTAGTGTCACGTTCCTCTCTGGGTTCTACTACATGAAGAAAATTGAACTTCTTATCCTTATCAACTACGCTATCGTATGCGGTTCTGATCTTCTCGCCAAGATTTTCAATTCCAAACTCCTGAGCTGCTTGACGAGCAGAAAACCTAAACCTTCTGTACACCGTGTCAACGTCACCGTCTGAGTTTCTCACAATATAAATGTCACGCATGAAGTAGTTTATGAAAACAATAACTACTTTCTTGCCCTTCTCTTCGTAAAGGCAACCTGTACCAAAACAACCCAACGACTTGAGATACTCAAAGAATGCCTCCCTGAATGTACTTCCAATTAGATACTTATGGAGAGTCTTTGTAGTATCGTCAAGCCATTGCTTTACGTCGTCGTTTTCCTGCAACTCCTTATCGTCTACCTCAAGAGCAAACGCCCTGCTCTCTGTTGGGAACAGGAACGAATATAACCCTGACGCTAGCTGAATATTAGATTCCTCAGCAGTAGTGTCGAATAGGTCTCTTAATACTTCGCCATCAGAACGCTCAGATATTATCTGGCTGTTATTAGGCATGGCGTAATCGGCACAATCCTGGTATTGTTCATCCCAATTAGAGCGTTCAGTTTCGAGTCGTTTCATGCGCTCGATGTGTTCTTTAGCTGTGGCCATTCTAACCCAATCTTGTATTTAATATATTATTACCACCGCTTTGCTGGTTTAGTCTTCCAGCGAGTATCTGTGACTGCCTGCCGCCTCTACGTCTACGTGCCTTCTTCTTAGCTTCTTCTTCCCTGCCAGCTATCGGAGTTGGTGTTGGGTCAGGGTCTGGCGGGCTATTTATTTCTGGCATTTCGCCTCTCACTGCGTTGATTGCTGATTTTGGCAGTCCTACAGCTCTGTCGGCAGCACCTTTCACGTTTCTTTCCATTTGGCTAACTACTTTTTTTGGTATTTCCGTTACTCTTTTCGCCGCGCCAGTCACTATCTCGCTCCTTCCAGCTTACTAATCCGGTTGATTATACTGATAATCTCTCTCGGCATTATCCCGGGGTCGCCTTTATCGCCCTTCGGTCCTGTGATGCTTTGTCCGCTTATTCCTGCCGGGCCGACATCGCCAGCCTTCCCGGGTTCTCCCTGTAATCCAGTTGGCCCTCTTGACCCTGTATCGCCGGGCACTCCCTGCGGGCCTGTGTCGCCCTGTACGCCCCTTACTCCTTGGACGCCTACGGCAGAGTCCCCTCTCTTGCCCTGCACACCTGCCGGGCCTGTGAGTCCCTTCTCGCCTCTTGCACCTCTGGCTCCTTCTAGTCCGGTTGACCCCATCTCGCCTTGCTTGCCAATACGTCCGGCTGGACCCTTATCGCCTTCGTCACCTTTTTGCCCTCTCGGACCTTGTGGGCCGACATCGCCCTGAGCAAGAACCTCCAGCGGGCCACCACCTTCACCGACGAGGAACAGTCCACCGTCCTTGACGATTATCCTGCTTATCAGTTTTTCCGCCATCTCATCGGTTAGAGTCTGCTCTTGAGGTTTGTGTTTTTGTTTTTC